AATCCAGTGGACGCCTGTCAACTTTTCCTTTTTGTAGCCCGAACCTTTTCCGTGGCGGAACAACCCACCTCTCACAGAGCTCGAGCTACAAAAAGGAAAAGTTGACAGGCGTCCACTGGATTGGTTCACGTGGTTGAACCTAGCTGGCCGTGGATTTGGTAAGACCCGGGCCGGTGCCGAGTACATCCGGGGCGAGGTCGAGGAGGCGCAGCGACGGAAGAAGCCGATCCGCGTGGCCTTGGTTGGCCCAACAGCGGCAGATGCCCGCGACGTTATGGTCGAGGGCGACTCCGGGATCCTGGGTGTGTGCCCGCCGAACAACATGCCAAAGTACGAGAGCTCCAAGCGCCGATTGACTTGGAAGGACGGGTCGATCGCCACGCTGTACTCGGCCGAGGAGCCGGAGCGCTTCCGTGGTCCGCAGCATCACATCGGCTGGGCAGACGAGCTCGCAGCGTGGCCCGACGCGCAGGCCGTGTGGGATATGATGATGTTCGGCATGCGCTTGGTCCGGCCAGGTGGCAAGGGACCGCAGGTGGCGGTAACCACGACGCCGAAGCCCATCCCGATGTTGGTGAAGCTCTACCGCGACCCCACCACGTTCGTCACCACGGGCTCGACCTACGACAACAAAGCGAACTTGGCGCCAACGTTCTTCAACAACGTCGTTGCAAGTTATGAGGGCACGCGGCTGGGTCGCCAGGAGATCGCCGGCGAGATCCTGCTTGATGTGCAAGGCGCTCTGTGGTCTGGTGCGATCATCGACAAGAACCGGGTCACGCCGGACCAGGTGCCGCCGCTCGTCCGGATCATTGTCGCCATCGATCCCAGCATCTCGGATGCGGAGGGAGCCGACACCGGCATCGTGGCAGCGGGCGTGGCCGAGAACGGCCATGTCTACGTCCTCGAGGACAACTCGCTTCAAGGGCCGCCTATCGAGTGGGCCCGAAAGGCCGTGGCTACGTACGTCCGACTCAAGGCGGACAAGATCGTGGCTGAGATCAACAACGGCGGCGCCATGGTGGAGGCCACGCTTCGGCATACCGCTCCGAGCATGTTCGCCTACAAGGGAGTTCACGCCAGCCGCGGTAAGCTCACCCGTGCCGAGCCGGTCTCTGCCCTCTACGAGCGCGGCATGGTCCACCACGTCGGGCTGCTGAAGAAGCTCGAGGACCAGATGGTTGCGTACTCGCCTACCATGGCTGGGAAGATGCTGGTGGACCGTATGGACGCGTTGGTGTGGGCAGTGACCGAATTGGCTGTGAAGGATGTACAGAGCGCGCAGCGAAAGGGTATGTTCGCGGATCAGTAACACCCAGCTGGAGGCAGATTGAGCCATGGCCCTTGCACGTAAGCTTCCCGACCCATCCATTCCAGATCCGTGGGTCTCGGCGATGCAGGAGAACGCGGACCTCCCGTCGAGCTTGATGGGTGGCACCAAGGCGATGCAGCAGGCCAGGGAGAAGTGGCTTCCAAAGAACCCGAACGAGTTCAAGGACGACTACGAGTACCGGCTCAAGACCACCCGGCTTCGGAACTACTTCAAGCGGACCGTGCAGAATACAGCGGGCAAGTTGTTCAGCAAGCCCTTCCAGGTTGAGGGCGGGCTGCCGGTGATGACTGAGATCAGCTACGACGTTGATCGGGCCGGCACTGACATCCAAGCATTCGCCAAGAACCTGGTCATCTCGGCTCTCGGCACCTGTGGCATGGCTCTGTTCCTGGTCGACCGAGACGCCTCGAAAGCGGCGACGGCCGCCGATGACCAGCAGCGGAAGACAGCGCCGTTCTGGGTCCAGATCCCGATCGAGGACCTGATCGCGCTTCGCCACCAAGTGGTCGATGGTGAGAAGGTCGTCACGCAGCTTCGCTACTACCGTGAGATCGAGAAGCGGGTCGATGAGTTTGAGACCGAGGTGGTGAAGCAGATCCGGTACGTCACCCGCGATGAATGGCGAGTGTACGAGTGGCTGGAGGTCTTCGCAGCGGGTGGCAAGAGCTACCGTCCGAAGCGTTGGGCGTGGCAGGTGGTGAGCGAGGGTGAGAACACGCTGGGCGAGGTTGCGCTAGTGCCGGTTTATCTCGGCCAGACTGGTTACTTTCAATCCGAGAACCCACTCGGCGACCTGGCCGATATGAACCTCGAGCACTATCAGATCCGAAGCGAGCAGCGCCGCTCGCTGCAGGTCAACAGTTTTCCTATGCTCGTGGCATTGAACTACGACGGTGACCTCAACGACATCGTGGTCGGGCCGAACTCGATCACGGGGATCAAGGGCGGCGAGGGTTCGAAGAGCGCTGACCTGAAGTTCGTGGAGTCGAATGGCCGACACCTCGATGCTGGCCGAAACGAGGTCAATGATACCGTGGACCAGATGCGTGCCTTCGGTGCGCAGTTCGATAAGCCGGGTGAGGTCGGCACGGTTGAGTCCGCAAGTGGTCGCATGATCGATGCGCAGGAGGCGACGACCGTCCTTCAGCTGTGGGCGTTGAGTCTCAAGGACTCTGTCGAGGTCGGCCTCTACTATACTGGCAAGTGGCTGGGCAACGACGGCAGCATGGAGAAGGTTGGCAAGGTCAACATGAGCCTTGACTTCACGCGCGTGCTCTCCGAAGCGGGCCTGAAGATGATCCTTGAAGCTCGAAAGCTGGGCGACCTCAGCCGTAAGCAGTTCCTGGAGATCTACCGTCAGAACAGTCTCGTCGGTGAGGACTTCAACTACAAGGACAACGACGAGGAGTTGGATGATGAGAAGCCGGAGGACCTGATCCCAGCGACTGCGACGAAGCCCAACGCCCCGGCGCCGACCAATGCCTGACGCTAACACTGAGCTCCTCGATGAGCTCATCATGCATCAAGTCTACGTTGAGCGGTTCAAGAAGCGTCAGCTGACTGACCTCCAGGCCTTTCTTCAGAAGCTGATGGACGACGTCTCAGCGCAGCTGGGACAACGAGGCGCTGATCTGGAAGGTACTGCACGATCTGCCCGACTGGATCAACTCCTGCGGGATCTGGGTCGGATCAGCGATCAGGCCAGCGACCAGATGACTGGCATGGTCCGAGACCAGCTCCGGGACCTGGCTGCCTACGAAGGCGGCTTCATGTACACCGCTGTGCGGGCACTGCTGCCGGTCACCGTCAGCCTGACCACTGTGGCGCCAGTTCAGCTGTGGTCGGCCGTGACGACCAGGCCATTTGACGGCCGGGTCCTTGAGCAGTGGTTCACCGATTACTCGGCCAACCAGAAGAACCGGATCAATGAGGCGGTGCGGATGAGCGTTGTCGAGGGTGAGACGGTGGATCAGACCATCCGTCGCATCAGAGGCACGAAGGCGCTTGGCTTCAAGGATGGCGTGGTGCAAGGCATCACACGCCGAGGTGCCGAGGCACTGGCCAGGACGGCCGTAAATCACGTGGTCACCACAGCTCGGTCGGCCACGATCCAGGAAAACCAAGACGTAGTCAAGGGGGAAGCATGGCGTTCCACACTGGACGGCAAGACGAGCGAAATATGCATCGCTCGAGACGGGAAAGTCTACAAAGTGGGCGTCGGCCCAAGGCCGCCAGCGCACCCGAACTGCCGAAGCACCATCGTGCCAGTGTTGAAGAGCTGGAAAGAGCTTGGCATCAATCTGAAGGAAGCCCCAGAAGGTACCCGCGCTAGCCTCAACGGTCAGGTGCCGGCCAGCGAAACATATCAGACCTGGTTGAAGCGTCAGCCGCGCAGCTTCCAGGATGACGTTCTCGGTCCGACAAAGGCTGAGCTGTTCAGGACCGGTGGGCTTTCCGTTGACAAGTTTGTGGACGAGCAAGCTGGCCGTGGCTATACGATCGATCAGCTTCGTGCCAAGCATCCCGAAGCCTTCAACCGAGCTGGCCTGTGACTGAGAAGCTAGACTGCGAAATCTACGATGATGGCTTCGTGATCATTGACGGCAACGAGGTCGTGCCGATCGTAACATGGTTTGATGAGTTCGGCGATGAGTGCGATGCTGTTGATGCTGTCGCCGCTACCGCCGGGCCCACGGCTAACGGAAAGTGGATCAGCATCGCCATCCACACCCAGGAGCGACCCAGGCTTCACTAACACCAGTTTACGCTGGTGCGGATCTAATATACTTCTCCAGGCCATTGAACTTCTGCCCGGCAACCTAGGATGGGTTGACGGTCCGGGGTTCAATGGGTTGAGCTGGCAGGACGCCAGCTTTTCACGCAGCGGGATGCTGCATCAAAGGAGACGAAAGTGCCGAAAGCGATCATCAACAAGCTCGACGAAGTCAGTGAGCCTCTCCGTGGTGAGTACCGTCCCGGTACTGCCGATGAGGGTCTCGATGGCAAGTTCGTTCTCATTGTCGAAGGCCAGGATGGCTGGATGCTTGAGAACGTCAACGGGCTGAAGACGGCTCTGTCGCAGGAGCGGACCGACCACAACGCCAGCAAGCAGCAGCTGAAGGCGTTCGAAGGTATCGATCCGGCCAAGGCGAAGGAAGCCATCACGAAGGTCGCCGAACTCGGTACGCTCGATCCTAAGAAGGACGTTGACAAGCTCGTCGAGGAGAAGGTCAACTCCCAGCTGGGCCAGCTGAATGAGCGTCATGCCGGCGAGAAGACGGCGTTGGAGAAGCGGATCGAGGCGCGGGATGCCCTCCTTCGGAATACTTTCCAGCGCGAAGCAGCGGTCAAGGCCATCGCCGATGCCAAGGGCGACGTGGATCTGCTGCTGCCTCACGTTCTGCCGTCCGTCGCCTTCGAACTGGAGGAGACCGACAACGGCCTCGTCCCGAAGGTCAAGGTGGTCGACGACAAGGGAAATACCCGGATCGGCGACAACATGGGCGGCAACATGACGATCGAACAGCGGATCAACGAGATGAAGAACCATGACAAGTTCTCTCGTCTCTTTGATGGCTCCGGCCATTCGGGTACGGGTGATCAGGGCGGTCGCCCTGCCGGGGGATCCGGCGGGTCGGGCAAGAAGATCAGCCAGATGTCGCGCAAGGAAAAAGCAGGCCTGATCAACGAGATCGGGCAGGTCAAGTACAACGAACGCGCGCGTGAAGAGCGTCAAGCCGAGGCCTGATCCCAGGCCTCATCAACTCAACTGAACTTAGGAGGCCATCATGGCAGCCGGTACCAAGACCGATTTCAAGATCTACAACGAGCAGTACTACGGAGGCTACTTCGAAGTTCAGCAACAGAACGTCGACGCCTTCAACGAAGCATCGGCCGGGACCATCACGATCGTCACCGAGGCGATGCGTGGCGACTTCGAGCAGGAAGCTTTCATCAAGCGCCTGAGCGGCACCGCACAGCGTCGTGATATCACGAGCGTCGCCGCCGTCACCGATAACAAGCTCGAGATGGGTGAGTACGTCGGCGTCAAGCTGAACCGTCGTCACGGCCCGATCGCTCAGACCGCCGACGCATTCAAGAAGATCGCCGCCGATCCGGAAGAGATGAGCTACATCATCGGTCAGATGGCCGCTGGTGATGAGTCGGCCGAGCAGCTGAACACGGCGATCGCCGTGGTCAACGTCGCCCTGGCCGGCGTCTCGAACCTGACCGTTCAGGTTTCGACGAAGATCGACCATCTGCTGCTGTCGCAGGCTCGCGGCAAGTTCGGTGACCAGTGGTCGCGCATCAAGATGTGGGTCATGCACTCGACCGTCTTCCACAGCCTCGTGGGTACGTCGATCAGCATGGGCCTGGACTCGGTTGCCGGCGTGACCATCTACCAGGGCACCGTCGGTACCCTCGGCCTGCCGGTTCTCGTGACCGACTCGCCCAGCCTCGTGGTCACCAACGGTGGCGGCGCAGGTGTGGACGAGTACATCACGCTCGGCCTCGTCGAAGACGCGGTCGCGTTGACCGAGTCCGAAGACCGCGAATTGATCTTCGAGAAGCTCTCGGGCTTCGAGAACATCATGTATCGCTATCAGGCGGAGTTCGCGTACAACGCCCGCGTCTCCGGCTTTGCCTGGGACATGGCCGGTGGCGGCGCCAACCCGACCTCGGCAGCGCTGGCGACGTCGGCAAACTGGCTGAACGTCACGGCAAGCACCAAGAACCTGCCCGGCGTCCGTCTGCGCACCCGCTAAGCCCATGCGAGGCTTGGCCTCGCATCGGTTCTCTGTTGCTCGTATCAACGAGGTTAGATCATGAAGGTACTTTTCTTCCACGCTGGCAACAGCATCGCTGCGATGGCACTCGCGGCGCGTGTAGTCAGCGCACTCCGCGAAGCCGGCCACAGCGTCGGCGAACGTTCTTTGCCGGCGTTCAAGTCCGAGAAGGAGCCGGCCGATAAGCTGGTCGTTGCTCTGAGCGAGGAGCAGGCATACTCGTTCATGGAACGAGGTACGGAACTCGTTATGGTGTTCGGCGAGGATGCGATCATCCCAGTCGAGCTGCCGAATGACGAGAAGGAGTTCGAGGACTTCGATATCGACACCATCGTCGACAAGCTGGATGGTCCCACCACCGGCGAGATGACGATGGACCAGGCGAAGGCAGAAGCCATCGAGCGTGGTCTCGAAGTCCGTGTCGACACCACGCGACTCGAGCTCGAGCGGATGCTCGGCGTCGATATCCACGCTGGCTCTCAGGAGGCAGATCGTCGTTCGGATCAGTCGAACAACCAGAACACGGGCGAGCCGCGCATCGGCGTGCGCACGTCCAACATTCTGCCGACCGTCAATGGCCTCGACCTCACCCGCCTGAACCCTGAGCAGCTGCGCGCGGCCGCGGCCCAGGCTGGTGTGAAGACGACGGCGAACATGCGTCCCGAGACGATCATCAACAAGTTGACCGAGACCTTCGCGGCCGCGGTCGACGCCCCGGCGCCGGCACCGGACCATTCGGCGACTGCGGCAACCGACCCGACGTCGACCGAGCTGCCCAGCTCCGAGACCGAGCTGCCGTCGCTTGACGGCATGGACGCCGAAGCCCTCAAGGCTCAGGCCGAAAAGGAAAGCGTCGACATCGGCCGCATGACCTCGGCGGACTCGATCCGCAAGGCCATCGAAGCCAAGCGTCAGGAGACGGCGGCCCATGAGTAAGACGACCGATGCGGAGGCAGCTGCGGCTGCTCCTCCGGCTGCGGACGACACCGGCGGCATCAAGGTCCCCAAGGACCTGTCGAGGGTCTCGCTCGCCAAGGCAAAGGAGCTGGCTGACGCAGGATTGGTCGAGGACCGAGATCTGCCAGGCAAGTTCTACAAGCGGAAGGCTGATGGTTTCACAGCTCGGATCCCGGACTACACCTACGAGGCCTACGCGCAGGACCTCAAGGATGAGTGGGACGAGATCAAGCTGACCACGGATCCAGAGCCTCCCGCCGAACCGGCCGCCTGAAACCACAACAAGCGAAAGGGCTCGGACAACAAGTCCGAGCTCTTTTAGCATGGAGCTATGTCAATGAGAAAGTTCTTTGTATACCTCGCTCTTGCACTGACGTCAGTCCTGCCGAGCGTCGCAGCTGCGCAGGTCGCGCCGCCTGTCCTGACCACCATGGACGACGGCACACGTCGTGGCAGCACGCCAGTTGCCAACTTTTGCCTGAATGCGGACGGCACTGCGTGGGTAGGATGCCCTGTTGCATCGTCCGGGTCCGGTACCGCAGCGAGTCAAGTCCAAGGCAACGTCGCGGCGGGCGTAGCGGATAGCGGCAACCCGGTTAAGGTCGGCGGGAAGGCCATGCTTGCGGCTCCAAGCGCGATCACTGATGGCCAGCGGGTTGACGCATGGTTCGGCCGCAACGGACAGCAGATCACAGCGAGCACCAGCGTCCAAGTACCGCTTACGGACGGCATCGGGAACTCGCCGTTTGTCATGAGTGATAACAGCGGAGCGGGTCTCG